AATCATTTTTGTATAGAGGTAAAGAATTACAAAGATTCCCCATTGAGTGATAGAATATTTACTCAACCTAAGACTAACAATCTTATAAGATGGTGGAAGAAAGTTGTAATACAGGCGGCAGGTGGCAATCAAAAGCCAATGCTATTTTTTAAATATGATCGATCCAAAGTATTTGTAGTAACAGAGATAAAGCCAGAGAACACAGATGAGTATCTGTACATTCGGTTTTTAAACTGTTATGTACTCCTAGCAGAAGATTGGTTAGCAAAAGAAAAAGTGGAGTGGATAGGTGGCTTTTAATTTTAATGAACGTGTTGGCGGTGCAAAAAATACAACACTTATAGTAGACGCACTAAACTTAGCTTTTCGTTGGAAACATCAAGGCCGAACAGACTTTAGAGATCAGTATGTAGAAACAGTAAAATCTCTAGCGCATTCTTATAATTGTGGCAATATAATTATTACCGCAGATTGGGGATCTTCTAGTTATAGAAAAGAGATATTACCAGAGTACAAACAGAATCGAAAAGACAAGTATGCCACACAAACAGACGCAGAGAAGCAAGCATTTGTTGATTTCTTTGAAGAGTATGAAGAAACACTAGAACTACTGGCAGAGAATTATCCTATTCTTCGTTACAAAGGTGTAGAGGCGGATGATCTTGCCGCCCACCTTGTAAAAGATAAAAAGGAGTACGGTTTAGAAAATATATGGCTAGTATCAAGTGACCGAGATTGGGACTTACTAATACAAGAAGGTGTAAGTAGATTCTCGTATGTTACTCGAAAAGAGATAACAATAGACAACTGGAGCGAACATTACAATGTAACACCTGAAGAGTACATTTCTTTTAAGTGTCTCACAGGCGATAAAGGAGATAACGTTCCAGGTATAAATGGCATAGGCCCGAAGAGAGCAGAACAGCTTATACGAGACTACGGCGATGCAATGACTATATATGATAATGTACCGATAAGCGGACACTATAAGTATATTCAAGAACTGAACCAGAACGCAGAAGTTCTTTTAAAGAATTATGAGTTGATGGATTTAATAACATATTGCGACGATGCAATAGGCGCGGATAATATATCCGAAATACAAAGGAAGATGATTTAATGGATCAGTATCAAAGTTTTATTCATAAAAGCAGGTATGCACGTTGGCTAGAAGAAGAAGGCCGTAGAGAGACTTGGGAAGAGACAGTTCAACGTTATGTTGATTTCTTCAAAGAAAGAGAGCAATTGAATGACGAAGAAGGTCAAGAGATTTATGACGCTATCCATGCGATGGAAGTTATGCCTTCTATGCGTTGTATGATGACAGCAGGAGAAGCACTTAAACGTGATAACGTAGCAGGCTTTAACTGTAGTTATTTACATATTGACCATCCACGAGCTTTTGACGAGCTTATGTATGTATTAATGTGCGGAACTGGAGTAGGCTTCAGTGTAGAGCGTAATTTTATTACTAAACTACCAGAAGTAGCTGAAACATTCCACAAAACAAGTTCTACTATTGTAGTAAGTGATAGTAAGCTAGGATGGTCGAGTGCCTTCCGTGAGTTGATTGCCATGCTTTATGCAGGTAAACTACCTCAGTGGGACATGAGCCGAGTACGTCCAGCAGGTGCTAGACTTAAGACATTTGGTGGAAGAGCCTCAGGACCTGAGCCTTTAGAAGATTTGTTTCGTTTCTGTGTAAATATATTCCAGAAAGCAGCAGGTCGTAAGTTGACAAGTATCGAGTGTCATGATGTTGTATGTAAGATTGCGGATATTGTAGTAGTAGGCGGTGTACGTCGTTCTGCTCTTATTAGTCTTTCAAATCTCTCTGATCAGCGAATGTCAAAAGCTAAGTCTGGTGCTTGGTGGGAGAACGAAGGTCAACGTCGTCTCGCAAACAACTCTGTAGCGTATACTGAGAAGCCTGACTTCGAAGCATACCTTAATGAGATGAAGAACTTGTATGAATCTAAAGCAGGTGAGCGAGGAATCTTTAGTCGTGTAGCAGCTCAGAAGATCGCAGCACGGAATGGTCGTAGAGATGCAACGCATGACTTCGGTACTAACCCTTGCTCGGAAATTATTCTCCGTAGTAATGAGTTTTGTAATCTATCAGAAGTGGTTGTACGAGCAGATGATAACCTTGAAACGCTGAAGAAAAAAGTAAGAGTAGCAACCATTATTGGTACTCTACAGTCTAGCCTGACTGACTTTAGGTATCTGCGGGTGCGATGGAAGCGTAACACTGAAGAAGAAGCATTGTTGGGTGTGAGCTTAACAGGAATTATGGATCATGCAGTTTTAGGTGACCCTAACAACACAGAGTTAGCTGGATGGCTAGAGGAGATGAGGGATGTTAGTATTGAAACAAATAAAGAATGGGCTGCAAAGCTTGGTGTTAATCAGTCTGTGGCTATTACATGCGTTAAGCCTAGTGGCACTGTCTCTCAGCTTGTTGACAGTGCTTCCGGGATTCATCCTCGTTTCTCTAAGCATTATATTCGCAGGGTGCGTAGCGACAAAAAAGACCCACTTGCTCTCTATATGGAACAAGCAGGATTCCCAGTAGAAAATGACGTTATGTCTGCCTCTTCTGTAGTGTTTAGCTTCCCTGTGAAAGCACCAGAGTCAAGTACTTGTGTGAAAGAAGTAGGTGCTATGGAGCAGTTAGCTTTATGGAAAACCTATCAAAATCATTGGTGTGAACATAAACCAAGTGTAACTGTATACTATACTGACAGTGAGTATTTACAAGTTGCACAATGGATTTGGGATAACTTTGATATGTGTTCCGGTATTAGTCTATTACCGACTAGTGACCACGTTTATCAGCAAGCACCTTATGAAGACATCAGTGCAGAAAAATACGACGAGCTAGTAGCGGCTATGCCACAAAATGTGAATTGGGAAGATTTAGCTCAGTTTGAAAAAGAAGATAATACAATAGGCTCACAAGAGCTTGCCTGCGTCGCTGGCGGGTGTGAGATTTAATAAAGGACATTATAGTGACTAAAGAAAATGAAGTACAAACCATATCTATGAACGATAAAGAGTACAAAGTAGACGAACTGTCTGATAGAGCGAAGTATCTATTATCACAGGTACAGGACATGCAAACACAGGCTAATCAAGCTCGTAGCCGTCTTGACCAGATTCAAGTAGGTATTGCAGGTTTTACAAACTTGCTACAGGAAGAGTTAGAAAAACCACGTGCAGAAGCTGAAGTAGTTTAAAGAGTAACAAAGTGAAAAAGGGCTGAAAAGCCCTTTTTTATTGTATAGATTACCACTTTCCAAGAGGGCAAACAGTATCTCTAAGTTTAGTTTTTAAGGGCATTATACAGTGGCATTCGTTACAAGTTTTTAATGCAGTGAACGAAGTACATAGCTTACAAATATCATATCTAGCTTCTCGCACTTCTGTATTTACGAAAAATGCTGAAAACACTGCATCTGTCTCTAATTCTTCTACCTCTATTAAATGACTTTCTATAATGTCTGATACTTCTTCTTGAGTTAATTTTCGAATATTCCAAGTTTGAGTCCACTCATTATCTTTAAATACAGGAATTCCTTCTTCCGCAGTTTCATCCTCTTGCAGCTCAGGTGATTGCGTTGTTATTAAAGGATATACATTGAATTTTTTTATTAAGTCTTCGTTTGGCAATTTTGTTTTTTTGTAAATTATTGCATTTGGAAAATCTATCAATAGTTGTTCAAGTGTATAGTTTATTGGTTGATTATTCTCTATTTTAATATATTTTAACATTTATTCTACTCTACGCTATTTTAGTAATAGTTACTTGACCGTTTCCAGTCTTAACACCGGTTGAATTACTTTGATTAGTTCCACCATTGTAGGAACCACCCCCACCTCCGGAGCAACCTCCTCCACTATAGCCACCACCGCCACCGCCGCCGTTACAACCACCGCCTCCGCCCGCACCAAAACCACCATAACCTCCGCTGCATACAAAAATATTTCCTCCGGCTCCTCCGTTTCGAGGCGCATATGATTGACCACCATATGCGCCGCCTGACGTTCCGTTAGTCAACCACCCAGACCCAGCGCCTCCCCAGCCGGAGTTTGTTGCTGTATTACCTCCATTGCCTCCAGTGCCACTAGCATAACCGCCTCCGTAAGTAGTACCTCCAGAAGTGCTTGTCCTACCATGACTTGCATTTTGCCCGCTACTTCCCCAACCACCTCCACCACCTGCGGCGATGAGAGGGTAAGTACTAGTTGCAGTTTTATATACAAATGTTCCTCCACCGCCCCCATTTCGGCTTAGATTAGCATGCTGTCCCACCAGTATACTTATAACTTCACCAGAAATAAAAGTAAAATCGCCTCGCATTCTTGCCCCAGAACCCCCTCTACCTGCGTTAGCTTCATCACCTCCTTGAGCGCCCCAAGTTTCAATTTGGTAAGTACCATCAGCAGGTACAGTCCATAATTGAATCCCACTGGAGGTATTAAAAAACTGAGTGTCGTTTTTCCAAGCGTTTACTCCTGTGCCAGTAAGGCCTGCACGTGCTACTGCAAGACTTGGGCCAGTATTTCCAGTATTGCTCCCAGGAGTAAATGTAGCAGCAGTAAATGCGTACAAGCCCGCACCACGGCTAGGAAAAGAGCCAAAACCGCTTACGTTATAACCAAAACCAGTCATATTTGATCCTTATGCGTCATTTGCAGCGTCAGTGGTGAAGAAAAGCTTAATACCAAGAAGGCGCGCATCTCCTGTCTGGCTGTCTGCCGTAACATCTCTCGCAATCTGGAAGATAGTTAAGGCATCAGCCGCTGCTCCAGCAATAGTTACTGCGCCGCTAACTACCGCGACATTTAGATCATTAGAAGTTCCAGAGTGAGCTTTAGCTGTTGCCACTACCTGAGTTCCAAAAGCTGTGTTGATGTCTGCATTATCTGCATAACTTCTACCTGCTAATCCCCAGGCTACCGTACCAGTGTTTGTTCCTGTAACAGTAAAGAAGGTTTGGAAAGTAACAGTGCCCTCATTCCACGACTTAGGAAAGATGACCTGAAACTGAGCAAAGGCATCCGCTGCAGCCGCAAAGTCTAGGCACTTGAGTTCGGGGCCATTAGTTAGTTCGACTTGCTCTAGATCAGCGCACCCGTTAGTTGTCTCTGGATACATACCTGCTGCAGGTATATAAATAGTCTCTATACCGGCTACTTTAATATCATTAGCTACTTTATCTGAAGTAACTGCGTCATCTGCAATTTTGTCTGCAGTTACTGCGCTGCTTGCAATCTTAGTTGAAGTAACTGCACCATCTGCAAACTTAGCTGAAGTAACTGCACCATCTGCAAACTTAGCTGAAGTAACAGAATTATCTGCTAAAAGACTGTTTGAAACTTTAGTAAATGCCATTCTTATTCTCCGAGTACTGGGCGTGTGGCTGGAAAGTCTACCGTAGAAGGCCAGTTACGTAGGGCTGTACGGTAGACTATGTAAGCACTGTGTTGTGGATGGTCAGATACATTAACTATCCAGTCAGTTTCCTGTAGTAATTCGTTCCTTCTACGTCTAGCGTATTCTGCTTTTGTAGTCTCAGGAATAAAAGGCTCAAAGACATCTTCTCTTTCTACAAAATTACCTTCAACTTTTATAGAGTTTATTGTTGGCTCTTCTTCAGCTAACTGATAATCAGTGTCTTCTATAACCCCTGTCGTAGTAACAACAGCCGTAACAGTGTCTAATTCTTCTACGTCAGAAGTGTTTTTGTTTCCCCAATTAACTTTTTCTATTCTTACATAAATACTCATTAGTTATACTCCACAACATATACGGTCATGCCCATCTGGTAGCCACCGCCCCAGTAGCCCGACACTGATGTAGAAGTAACGGTGCCTACTCGGGGGTAGTAAGTATTATCCTTAGTAGAGCTACTAACAAGAGTAATAAAGGTTTTGTTGAGGTCTACTGCGCTAATTGTAGCACTACCGCTACTAGAACCACCCATTGATACTTTTTGTATACTTTTAATTACACTGCTGCTGCCGCCTATAAATCCTGTAAAATTACTCATGCTATTATCCATCCTCCTGTAGAATCTGTGTATATAAACTGAATTGAAAGATAAGCAGTGTCCATTGTAAGGTCTTCTGCTAGACTCATAATGTTTGATCCGTTCCTGCCGACTACCGTGTCCACAAAATTTCCCACTGTAATAAGGACTCTCTGTCCTAGGCTCGGAGAAGCGGGAAGTGTAATAGTCTGAGTAGCTGCACTGACATAAATGTGTGTGTTTACAGCTGCTGTTAAGGACGTAGCTGTAACGACAGACGTAATACCTACTGCAACAGGCACTGAAGCTATTTTTGCTGCTGTGATAGCGTCAGCAGCTATTTTTGCTGCTGTGAACTGCGTCATCAGCTATAGGGTAGTAGTTACGGAATTATCTGCAATTACCTCTGCTGTTATTTGTGTTAAAGCCATTATTTAATCCTCTTATAGTAGCTAATGTAGTTCTCACTTCGAGGTGATCTAGCATTGCTCGAATCAACTATAGCGAACGGATGCCCTACCGTTTTTTCAGTCATGTCTACTGGGTGGATAACGTTGCCTGAACCTTTAATTAGCCCCATCGTATTAGTGGTAGCATGGTAGACCATACCCTTAAGAGGTTGGTTTAGGTTCATCGCGTGAGGCCACATTCTACTTCCTGTGGATAGAGCTAAACCCGCTACTTCCATATTTGTGTTACTTGCAAAGAAAGCCCAGACGGTTGATGCTCCGGAATCATATTCAAGTTTGCAATGGCCAAAGCCAATATAGTGCGACTCGCCAGTGTCCGCAAAAGAAGAAGTTAGCTTATGTACTGATTGAGTATTCCAATCATACACCCAGAAATAAGTACCATCCCATGTAAGCCCTCTAGGTACTGTCATGAACGAAGGCAGGGTTATGGTTGAAACTGATCCTAGACTTGTACTAGTGACACCAGCGTGTTTGATTACAACACCATTAGTAGCTGTTACGCTATAACCTAAAACGTATAAATCCTTAGAGCCTCCATTATCCACCACAACCATATCACATGAGGATTGAAGGGTGGTAGAAGTACAAGTGTTGTACTCAGCACCTAAACCGACATTGGCTGACCACGCCCACGCCCCTGTTGCGTCGGTAACGGTGGAGATAACTATCACCTTGGAAGTAGTCATACCAAAGCCTAAAACCCCATCACTTGCTGAACCGTACCACGGGTTACTGATTGCCACTGTCGTAGGGTCTTTTGTTATCCCTATGTTTAGTTGTGCGTCGGGGTAAGAAGCAACGTCTGTTAAGGTCCTCCCAGTTTGCAAGTAAACCTCCCCCGAAGCGGTAGTGTACATAGACTTACCTGTCATCCCTTCTACTAAGCCGTTAATTTCAGTGCCACCGCCCCCACTACTACCACCTAATGTAATTGCCATCTTATAGCTCCTTCCATCCGATGGTGCCGTCTACATATACTAGCGTTGCCGCTGCATCTGTAATCAGTTCACCATCGTCTGCTGTTGAATTAATGTTTGAGCCATTACGACCCACTGTTACTGTAGCAGCTCCTGCATTTTTAATAAATATTGAATTGCCTGCTACAGGTGAGACCGGAAGTGTAATTGTAAGACCGGGTTCAACTATGTTTATTGTATTTCCCATACCGTTGCCATGTACTGTACAGTAGTATCGAAGACCTCCTAAAGGTGCATTTGCAGGTACTACGAATACTGTTTGTGCTCCAGCATTTCCTGGAGTACCTGTTGAAGTTACTCCAGTTGTATAACTATTTCCTGCTGTATCTTTAAAAGCAATAGGGTGGTTAGCATTAGTACTATCAGACTGTGTAAAAGTATACGTTATTCCTCGTGTGAGAACTAATACAGGGTTAGCAGATCCATCAATATGAAACACTCCTCCGGAAACCGTTACAGCATAAGTAGCAGGAGCAGCTACAGCTTTATTAGTAATAATTTGATCACGAGCAACTGCTGTGTAGCTAGCTGTTTTAATCACAAAGTCATTAAAAGCACCTCCTGCACCCGCAGCTAGCTTATCAGCAGTAACTGAACCATTAGCAATCTTTGCAGAAGTAACAGCACTATCTACAATTTTTGATGTTGTAACAGTGCCATCATTTGGAGTGCTTATAGAAACGACCACACTACTTGCTACCATTACCTCAACAGAAGTACCTGCAGGAGGAGCAGTAGTAAAAGTAAGAGTAGTACCAGATACACCATAATTTGATTTTGACTGGTATACCCCGTTAATATAGACACTAGTTTCGTTATCAGAAAAGGGAGAAAGTGTAAGTGTGTAGGCTACTGTGGATCCGTCTCCCGTGAACTGATTTAAAGTAAATTGGTTACTTGTGGTGGGGGGAGACATAACTATCCCCATTAATTCTATAGATACTCCTGATGCAGGAGCAGGAGAAAAAGTAAGGGTAGTACCCGTTAAATCATAGCTTGATTTTGACTGATAGACTCCATCTAAATAAAGTAGGCTATTAAGCTCCTCTAACGCTGAACCTGATAAGGTAAATACAGTAGTAGATCCATCGCCGGTAAACTGATTTAAAGTAAAATTAGCTCCTCCTCCAATGTCTCCCCAAGAGCTTGAATACCCCTCAAACTTACCTGTTGTACTATTATAACGAAAGTCTCCCGGAGTTCCTGAAGTTCTCTGTGCTGTTGTACCTGCAGAAACTCTAGTAGCACTTGTATCGTTAATAGTAAGAGGACCTGTTAGAGTGCCTCCTGCAGTAGGAAGCTTAGCAGCTATACTAGTAGTTACAGTATTTGCAAAATCAGCATCATCTCCGAGAGATGCAGCCAACTCGTTGAGAGTATTTAATGCACCCGGAGCGGAGTCTAATAGTCCATCAATTGCAGCTGTGACAGACGCGTTTGTTGCAATAGTTGAGTCGACCGCAATGACTCCAGAGGATAGGGTAATACCCGTTCCTCCAGATAAGTGTGCATCTACTTTGCCTTCAACAACACCTGTTGTTATGCTGTCAGACTTGATTCGAGTTAACGCCATTTTATTCTCCTAGCTCTGGGCGAATACTTGGGAAGTCTTCTGTACTAGGCCAGTTCCGTAGTGCCACTCGATAGACTAAGATAGCATCTACATTAGGGAAGTCAGAAACCATAGCGGCTATGTCAGTGCGCGCCAGTTCTGCATCACGCCACTCTCTAGCTTCTTGCTCGGGGGTCAATACTATCATTCCAATCATTATTTTATCCTCTGATAAGGGGTTTGCGCCCTGCGGTAATCCCATGCGGCTTGACCAATTATGGGAACGTCTAAAGTAATCTCGTGCAGCTTGTTGTTAGGATTGTCGTGTACTAGAAATTTTTCCGTTGACCCAGCAGTCCGATAATAAACGGGGTAGTCTCGGAAGTTAAGAGTTGAAAAAGTACCATCAGCATTTTGCAGAAGGCCTGAGTTGCTGGTTCCAACATCTGTGCCCGACGCCCAGCTCAGATTACCCGACAAAGGTATTTTTCTTATGTTACGGGTGTAAGATGCATTGCGGTAATGTACATATAGGTGCGTAGAACTTCCTGACATATGATAAATAGAGTTAGCCCCAGACTGCGTTTGCCAGTCTATGAATGACGAAGCATTTAATTGAGTCGACGTTCCATTACCTGCGTTGATGTTTCCCCAATCGTTGCCACTCATGTTGTAAATAAACAAGTGGCACCTAGTTGTGGAGGAAGCAAACATCACATATAAATATCGAGTTGCAGGATTCCAATGAAAAGCTGCGGGCTGGGTGGTAGCAGTATAATTATAAGGTGAAGCGTTTAGTCCCGTGCCTGAAGGATCCCTCAATACAAGCCATGCTTGTAGGCCATTAGACTTACCTGCATCAGTACCAGAACCCCCGATTAGGTGAAAGCTCAGAAGAGAAGTGCCATTAAATCCCCCCAACACTCCCATAAAGTAACCATTGGCATTAGAAAGAGGTGTTGTGAGCCCCGAACTGGCTGCTGCCTTGACGTAGCCAACGCCCGCGGGGTTAAATCCATTGTAAGGAGTAAAGTGAGATACCGTACCCGTAGCTAGGTCGGTCACGCGGATTTGCGTGCCGCTGTCAAGATTTAGTGCCCACACGTTGTCAGAAGACAGGCTTAACCCTTTGCCGTTCATAGAAGTAGATGAACTCTCCGCCGCTTGGTAATCGCTACTAAATGAGAGCGTGGTCAAACCACTATCAGCATCTGGGTAGGTCGTCACGTCCACTGTCTTAGCCCCGGCCTTCAACCAAACCTGCCCATTAGAATCGGTAAATGAGCTCCCTCTATCCGTAAAGAATTTGATCTCGTTAATCTCTGAGCCGCCTCCGCCTGCTGAAATTAAGTCTGTTAATGCTGTCATAGTACTACCCACCCCCTTGATGTGTTCGTGTAGCAAAGGGTTACACCCATGTTTGCTACGTCTATTATTAAGTCAGAAGCGAGAGATGCGATATTTTCGCCATTCCGAGCAACTGTAGTATCTGTGAAATTACCCACAGTTACCAATACTTTCTGCCCAGCCGTTGGGCTAGCAGGAAGAGTAAGTGTTTGTGTGGCGGTATCTATAAAATAGTGATTATTTGCCACTGCTGTAGCTGAGCTGCTGATTACGGTAGTAGGTACGCCCACCGCAAGAGTAGGAGTAACCTTATCGGAATTAACAGCGTTATCTGCGATCTTTGCAGTTGTAACATTGGCATCTGCGATCTTTGCGGTTGTAACATTACTATCTGTGATCTTTGCGGTTGTAACATTGGCATCTGCAATTTTATCTGTCGTGACTGACCCCGTAGCTAAACGTGCAGTGGCAACTGCAGGAGCAGAGGTAGTCTTTACGATACCGTCTGCTCCCATCATGTCACCCATATGTCTTGCTTTTGATTTTGACATTTTAGTTTCCGATTAGCTTGCTATTGAAAGCTGTACTTAAAAGCCCGCAGGGTTAAATTCATTCATCTCAGCTAAAGTAGTGACTGCACTTAGCGCGTCCTCATGAGCATTACTTGCGGCACGAATTGCTGCACGTTCTGCGTATACACCTGCCAGAGTGTTAGTACCATCCACTGCATCGACTTCAGTAGCGCGCTCGATTTTCCAAGCTAATGCTTCAATTCGCCTTGCGGCTTCCATCTTGATAGGCTCTATACTAAGTGCTTTTCTTTCTGCAAGTGACCAACTTTCATTGAGAGTATTATAACTCATCATAAAGTTTTCATCAGTCTCGCCAGGAAACGCATCAGCCCAGGCACCGTCTACGCGTCTGTATCGGAATACTGTTAAATTTGTAGCTGCCTCTGGAGCGTCTATTGCCCCTCCTGTACTGCTTGTAATATAGCCTTGTTCGTTAAGTGTAGGTTTCATTATAGTTCTCCTTTTTCTGCAAATACAATGCTTTCGTTATCAACATCAATCAGAGGGCATATAGTCGGATAGTTTGTGCTATTATGCGGCGCATCAATAAATCGATAAATTGGCGTCATGTGAGCAGGGTGGTGGGCATGGGCCGTAAAATGGTCTGGGGTTGCATCATATTGTATCTTATCCCATGATATTACAGTCGTATACACTCCCGCAAAACCATCAGTGTTGGTGCTATGGGAAAATAAAAATTCAGAAGCTCCGATAGGAGTTATACTATAACTGCCACTGCTAGTAGTATGATAATAGTTATGAGCATTTCCCGTAGCTACATCTATTATTGTTAAATAGTATCCGGTCATATAATAGTATGAGTGGGTCATAAGAACAGCTGTTTTGCCATCTAAAGACATACACCAATTTGGATAGGAGGCGGTTCCATCGTTATGATATTTAGTAGTCCAATCTCTATCCGCCGCTGTTGGCGCGTCCCAGGTATTGGTGCCTGAGTTCCAACGCCACCGTCGTACCTGTACGCCATTAGTTGTACTGCCCATAATAAACACGTCATTATTATCACAAAGAAGTGCTTTAGTGATATTATTGCCAATGCTATCTCTACTAGATGAGCTCGTACCGCCTCCGACAACTCGGTTAGCCGAAACTGCGGTTATAGCCGTAATTGCGGCTCCCCAAGCTTTTTGATCAGATACATATTTTGCAGGGTCTGGAAAGTTTTTTATGAGGACAGGACGCCATTCGGTGTTGGTGCTGGAATTGTCGCGTTCAATAATAACAGCATTGCCTGAATTTTGATTATAACTAAAGCCTCCTGCGGCTAAACGATATCCAGAGGTTAACATGCCTACGGTTTGCACGTAAACCAGATCATTTTCATTGCCAATCGCGCCTCCGATATTTTGACCATCAAAGTTTCTCATAATACGTCGATTACTCCGGGGGCAAGATCTTATGAAAGCCGCGGTACCTACGCCTAGGATGTGAGAAGTACCTATAGCATAGTTTTGCTTTATGCCAGGATTTGTTCCTACCATTGCAGTTGGTACGCCACCGTAATCGTAATGTGTCTCCCTCGCGGGATTTATGCCTCTATCATAGCTCGTCATTTGCTCAAAGGTTTCTTTTGTTGTATAGCCTATTGTATTACCTAAATAACCATTTTTAGAGATACCGTGCCCGTTATTATTGGAATATTCGCCACTCGGATTAGTGTTATAGTTCCAATTACCTGAGCTACCAAACTCACTGTTATTTGTCATACGGGATTCGAAAGTTCCAAGCGACTTTAAAGAGTGATCATAAACAATAGCTTTTAAATAGCTACTAGAGTTACTCCCCATTACTACAAAAGCAGGCTGCGAGTGTGCGGCTTTTCCTGGTACCCTTGGCCCGCCTTTTCCAAAAAAATCTGTTAAATTACTCATTTATTTCTCCTAATTAAAATGCACGCCAGCCATGAGTGGCTGAGTGGTACATAAGTGTGATTGTGGTATTGGCTTTATCGATCGTCATTGACTGAGCTAAGCCCATAATCTTTTCGGAACCATTCGGAGCGACAACTGTATCTACAAAATTGCCTACAGCAATATAAACTACAGACTGCCCTGCTACGCCTGCAGGAAGAGTCATTGTTTGAGTCGCTGTGTCTACAAGTACAAACTCATTAGCTACGAGAGTTTTACTTGTGCTTGTAGTGGTACCTTGAGGGTGAGTACTAAACGTAGCTGCGGCAGAGTTAATAGAAGCAACTTGGTTAGTGCCTGCAGTGTTTACAAGACCTAACTGCGTAGTACCCGCAGTAGTTACAAGACCTACTTGTGTAGTACCTTGTGTAGTTACAAGACCTACTTGTGTGTCCCCTTGTCCAATAATATCTGAGACTGTAGCTGTAACATTGAGCGCCTCAAGTGTTTTGCCTAAAAAGACAAGATCTTTTGCCGAGGTCGCAGCAGCAGCTAGAGCTTGTCCTTTTGTATCGATCGCTGTAATCAGCGTATTAAAGTTGGTATTTTGTACTGGCATTTAAATTACTCCTAAATTAAGTATCACTTCGTCTTCTAATGCTTCGACTGTTGAAGTTGCACCCAGCTCGCTCCATTGTGTAGAGTAGCCTTCAAATTTACCCGTTGTAGTGTTTAAACGGAAGTGTCCTGCTGCGGGGGAGGAGGGTCTTTGAGCTGTTGTACCTACAGGGCTTTGAAGCGCTCCTGTACTTGCAATATCCAAAGACCCTACTGTAAGGGTGCCTGAGTAAGATCCGTTTACGGCCGATAAATCCCCGCTGAGATTTATTGCTGTTGTATCTGGATAAGAAACTTCTCTAGAGCCAATAGATGCTTCTATTTCGGCTCCGTTCGCTGGCGCGCCACTAAAAGTTAATGTAGTGTTCGATATGCTATATCCAGTTTTACTCTGGTATACACCATCTATAAAAATCAGAGTATTGCTTTCTACGCCAGGAGCGGTAGAAAGAGTAAAAGCTACAGTGGACCCATCACCTGTAAAGACGTCTGTAAGAATATCTCCAGTACCTAAAACAACACTCGCTGATGCGACCTGGATAATATCTCCAACAGCAGCACCTGACACAAGAGTAACTGTATTACTTGCAGTAGTGTAGTCTGTCGTAGGTTCTAAAAGAACACCGTTGAAAAATACTTGAATTTGTCCTGCAGTAAAAGTAAGGGGTACTCCGTTGTCGTCGGCTCCTGTAAATGCAGTTTGATTAGCAGTAGCAGTATACAGATACTCTTTCCATATACCCGTAGCAGCAGCAGCTCCACTACTACCCCCTATTTCAACTACAGAATCTGACCCATCATTTTTCTTGATGTACATCTTGCCATCATATGTATTGATAGCAACTTCGCCTAACGACAGTGAAGAAGTAGACGGTATAGCGCCCTGCGTTGCAGAACGTTTTAATTTGATCGTTTGTGCCATGTGGCTCCCCTAAAACTTGCGTATATACGCTAGAGATTTATAGTTATTTTTAGAATGTGCCGCCGTCAAGTATGCCTGTGAAGGAAGCTGCGAAATTGCCTGCTGTCATTATCTTCGAAGTAGTACTGCCATCATTAATCTGCCAGTAGTCTGTACCTTCGTTCCAAAGTACAGAAACGTTAGTAGCAGTTCCTCGTTCAACTTCAAAGCCTGCATTCTCAGAAGGAGTGCCTGTTTCGTCATTGTTGAGTACCATAATAGAGTCGCCAATGGCAACAGTATTCGAGTTAACAGTAGTAGTTGTGCCGTTTACAGTAAGATTGCCCTGAACAACTACGTGTCCAGATGCTGTCATTGTTGCGGCTGTAATATCGTCAGAAGATAAAGTACCGTCTACAGTAACGTTATTGAATGTTACGTTATCAGTTGTGGCAACTGCCTGACCGATACTAAACTCGCCACCAGAACTAAGAGTTACTCCGGTGCCTCCCGATAAGTATGATTGTACATCGCTGTCTCCATACTGTGATGCTGCTGAGAAGCGTAGCTCGTTTCCTACCTTAGATACTGTAATATTACCGTGGTTAGAATGGTTTAATATTGTGTCTGCTCTAGTAGACACCCTCGCATCTGTATAGTATAAATTAGTGCCTTCTGATAGGTCACTAGTAGAAGCTGCGGCTATACGGGCATCGGCTCTAGCATCTGTGAAGTATAAGTTAGTTGAACCTTCACTTAATGCATTCGTATTATGGTTTGAAATATCACTAGCAGTACCTGTTAAGGTCGCTGTAATTGTTCCTGCGGAGAAGTTTCCTGAGCCATCTCGCAATACCAGCTTACTGGCTGTGTTTGCGTCAGTTGCTCCAGTAATAATATCAGTATAATACTTACCACCAATCGCGTCAATGTCTCCGGAACCGCCTCCAGGACGTCCTATAAATAGCTTATTACTCTGTGCTGAATATGCTAACTCACCATTCGATAATGCTGTGGGAATAGCGGTACTAGTACTTCTTTTGATTAAAATTGTTTGAGCCATTGGGGTCTCCGGTCAGCCTTAAAAGGCTCCTGCATCAAGTAAATCGTCCGTATCTGCAACAACTAAATTAGTCCATGCAAATACACCGGTGCTCACTTCGCGATATACTTTCATTATATTATCATCGGTATCATACCACGTGTCACCCTCTGAAACATTTGTTCCTGTAGGCGTACTTGTGGATCTAAAATCTTGGTCGGCAAGTTGTTTTAACGCATCTTGCACATTTGTAGCAGTAATAGTTCCATAAGGAGCTACTACTGTATTTTGCGCATCTTGGGACTGGCTAGGAAGTACGAAGTTGTTTACTTCTACGTTTACATCTGACTGAGTAATATCAACCGCTATAGTTTCTTGTCCGGTAACTGTTATGTCTGTTATTGACTCGCTGACAGTTACTATTGTGGGGTTGGTAATAGACATTATCTTGTTACTTCGGGGTTGAGAGTAACCTCTCCTTGAATTAGTCTGCGAACTACGGCATTATTTGCGGTGTGTATTTCTAAATCATAGAAATACCTACCGGCAGCAAGAGCTGAAGAAACACTGTTTGACAACGACATTTTTACTACTCCATTTGTAACAGGGTTTAATACTGTACAGTCAAAAGTAGCGGTAACACTAGAAGCAGTCCTAGTAGACCGCATTTGAGCACGTGCAGAATAGCCGCTTAGATCTTTAGCAGATCCTAGCTCTTTGATTGTTAAGTCTATTGCAAAGTCGGAACCTTGGTCAATAACTAGGTTGTATACGGCTGCTGTCATTTCATTTCTCCATTACAGAATTATAGCTAACTTGGGGTGTTATGTCAAGATATATTTTTTTCATGGTACTCATTAAAGTTGTCCGATGCGTACTCGTAATGCTGAACCATCTCGTATGTCTATTCTATTATTAGTACTGTCCATAAAAATACCTGCACTGCCGGCACTATTATTCGAAATTGCTAGTTGTTGTGCATTTATAGTACCTGTAGTGATGTTTCCCCCATCAATAGTAGTAGCCGCCGTAGTTCCATTAATACTAGTGCCCCCACTTGAAAAAGTTCCATTACTAAAAGTGACAACTCCGTCAAAATTCGTATAAGTAACAACACTACTATAAGTTACAGTAATCGTCGTTGAGTTCGCCGCCGCTTCTGTCCCATAGTATCTTATTGTATAGTGCTTATTAGGACTTGTAGGATCTTGTGTACGAGGTTCGTTTGTCCATTTATTAACTGTTGAAGGATCGCTTAAACCTAGAACTTCATTTGCGCCACTGCCTCCATTAATATCCCCGCTAGCAATAGTATAGGTTGTAAAGGTTGGAGCAAGTGGCAAGACGGTAAGGTTTGTACTTTTTTCATAATATAAGTACCCTTGAATAGTACGAAGGCCACTGGGACCTGGAACAGTAGAGGGGGTGCCATCAGTTCGTTGAGCATATTTAGTTAAAGCGGCGTATCCTGCAGGTTGTACTGTTTGTCCAGGCTCTCCAGAAACAACAACCCTACTTTCCCATATAATATCACCGTCCGCCGCAAGAGTCTGAGGGGTTTTATCCCAGCCTACAGGCGTTGTAAAGCTTTCTGCTGCTCCACTTGGAATAGCAAAAGTAAAGCTTCCATACCTCTGAAGACTCGGACTAGCTACAAACCCAGGCACGCCAGCGCCCGCGACTTGTCGTGCGAATACAGATAACTCTCGTACTAGAGAACCTTGTAGTGGAATGGGGGTACCCCAACTCCAAGTAGTACCATTAAAAGTACCTTTAATAGTGTATATAACTCCAGCACCTGAGGAAACACTTGCAGGGTTGGTGTACCACCCATTCAAGGTCGACGGTGTCCCGTTTGCATTTGCTCCTGAGCCTGGAGCTGCCGTCGAACCTCCCGCAACTATTCTTTTAAAGTAAAAGTCTACAGTATCTACAGTGTCGCCCGTCTTAGATTTAGAGAAACTCTGTACTATACTGAAAGGAGCGAACGCCGTCCCATCTAGCTTTTTACCCACTATATTAAAAGTGATAGTACCAGTATCAGTAGTCATAGCACTAGCGTCTGCTAACCTAAGAAAGTAAGTAGAGGAAGTCCCAACTTGGGTACCAGCGCCTCTAGTTATACCAGAGCTAGATACAACGCTTCCGTTCCCGCTCGCGCCTACCGCAAATGTTCCAGCTGTAGTTCCTGAGTTAGCATACCTTATGGGAGTAGTGCCTTCAAATAATTGCAAGTCAGTGCCACTTCCTAGGAAGTTTCCTGAAGGTACAGTACCATCATTATTTGCTGTGATAATGACATTTGGATTACTTAATTGGGCAACTATGTTACCTTCTCCATCATCACCATCAGTTTTCTGAGCATATACTGATACAGCGCTAGTGTTTTGTGCACTCGCTGCTGTATCAGAAGGTGATCCTGCATATAGTACTACTACAACGTATACAGTGTCTCCGTTGTTTACAAGACTTGGAGGACTCGTGTTCCAGCCACTAGGCACACTTACCGCTGCGTTAGTGGTAAAGTTATAAGTAGGGGCTGTAAAACTAGGGGCAGTACCTGCAGGGTTTGCAATATCTGAATAGAAGTATATTTCTGCTGCTGATTGTCCATCTACTCTATAAGGACCTCCCCAGCTCCATGTAGTACCCGATAAATTACCTTTAATTGCATATAAAGGATCTGTCCCCGTGGCAGCTGCAGGGTTGTCATACCATCCATTTGAGCTCGAGGGATAAGTAGGGCTTGTACCAGGATTAGTAGTAGGAACCGTAGTACTTCTCTTAAAAGCAATGTTTACGCTGCCTCCATCATTTCGTTCAGTGTATATCTTAGGCGAGCCCCATGAGGGTGTAACTGTCTGACCTGGCTCGCCTGTAACAAGACAAATGCTTTTATAGACAATATCTCCATCTATTTGAGTATTAAGAGGTATAGTAGACCAACTAGTAGGAGCCGTTAAAAGATCGGTTCGGAGTGCAGTGGTTGCATGGTTAGGTGCAGCGAATCTAAATGTACCATTGTCGGTAAAAGCAGTTGAATTTCTTCTATATACTGCTATCTCTCTTACGAGAGAGGTCTCTATTGCATATGGAGCACCCCAACTCCAAGTAGTGCCAGATAAAGTACCTTTAATAGCATATAAAATACCTGATAGGCCTGCAAAAGTGGAGGCATTTGTATTCCACCCATTCGAGGTCGCTGCGCTACCTGGATTAGCTAGACTACCGCCTGCGACTATTCTTTTAAAGTAAAAGTCTACAGTATCAGCGTCGTCTCCATCTTCTCGTTGAGCGTATAGTGCTCCTCCTGTCCAAGCTGTATAAGGAATATTAACTGTCTCACTTGCGTGCCCAGAAACTGTTGCTACATATACCCATACTCTATCCTCATCTAGTGTAAGGCTCAGAGGCTGTGTAGACCAAGGAGAAACTCCTGAAAGGGAGTTTGTAGCAAAGTTATAAGAACCTAAATTACCTGAAGTAGGTAAAGCAGGTGCTGTAGATGTAGCATTATTACGTCTGTATATGTAAACTTCTCTTGCCACCTCTCCCTCTACTTCATAAGGGGTTGTCCATACAAAAAGTCCTGCGGCGTTTTGCACGCCCTTACTAGCCCATAATTTTCCTGTACCTACTACTGAGCTGACTGTATCATACCACCCTAAGCTATTGTTTGCGGAGGCGCTAGCAGTGGGGGCGCTTGCACTTGCAGCTCTTTTAAATATAATATCAACACCTATACCGTCACTTCCAGGCACACCATCGGAAACTATCGGTATTGTTTCTTCGTCAACTACAGTATTTGATACTTCTAAGGTTACTCGAATAGTTGTAGTACCCGAAGTAACTGGCCATGTTATAGTACCGTTAGTAGAGCTTGCAACAGCGGTGCCAGAGCCGTTTCGGTATACCTTAAGAGTACCTCCCGAAGTAAGAGCTACTGGAGTAGAGTTACCGTCAATTTTCTGAGCATTTGCAGTAAAGTTAGCAGGAGTAAAAGTACCCGAAGTATCCTGATTTACAGCTCCTGTTGCTCCACCTATTCTATACACTATTGGTGAGGTGCCAGGTGTAGCAGCGTTTTGTTTTGTAACACTAAACACGGCTGTGAGGTTAGCATACCCGCTTCTAGTAGCTGTAAAAGTTACTGTACCCGAAGTAGTAGAATTATTCATAGCTGTTACAGCAACACTTGCAGTACCTGCACCTGAAATTGTTGTTCCTGAAGATGCTGCTGTAGAGATACTCCAGCTACTAGTTACATCTGTGGTACCTTCAAGTATAGTGAGAGTAGTAGAGGCACCTGTATAGGTTCCATTTGCCCCATTAAAGTCTGCAGGAATAGTATGATTATCATTACTTAAATCAGCTCTGCTAGTAGGGGAAGGGGAGGTTCCATCAATAACAACTCTTGTTCCACTAAAACTTACGGCGTCAAGAGCCTCATAAATATCAGACCCCACAGTATCTGTTAGATGTACTGAAATTGTTTCAGGAATATCTGTAAACGCATTTGGTGGTATATAAGTATAAGAAAGTCCTGTTGCTCCGCTTATTACAGATACTGTACCAGTTTTTGAAGTCTTTTTCCAGACGTAAGTATCGGTACCCACAATATTTGTAGCAGTAGCAGTAAGAGTTGTAGAGTTAGGGTAGCCCGCTTCTATACCTGTACCGTCTGTTTCGTAGACAAAAGTGTTAGTAGTTCCAAAACTTAATTTAATACTTCTTACAGCATTATTAGCAGCTCCAATACCTCCAATACCTTGCCCTGCTCCAAAACCGCTATCATTACTATTAGGGAAATACGGAGAAGCTACGTTTCTAAACTGAGCACCACTTCTATTCAGTACGGGCACTCTAGTAATATAACGTATCCAGTAGTAGCGCTCCTGTGAACCTGTCCCTGTAGTAATAGGATCAATATACCCATCGCTATCAGAAGTTCCTACAAGTAATGTACGAGTCACAGTTCCACTACCTGTACCAACAGCAGCGGCTGTAAAGGTATCTCCAACTTTATATACTTCGTTAGTAGAAGCAGCCACTGTATTCCACTGTGCTTGTGTAGTGCTACCAAGAGTCGCTATTCGGTACTTGGTTCCTACTACAAAAGAGCCTGCTGCTACACTATCTGCAAAGTTATTTACACTGCTTCTGTAAATTTCTGTAAGATGAATGCCCACTGTAAAAGGAGCAGTATTTGTCCAGGTAAGGCTGACGGCGCTTTGCTCGTTTTGTGTACATACTAAGCGACTCGGTCTGCCTGGTTTGTATGTACTCGGTGCAGGTGTGTTGCCTCCAGAACCTACATCAGATACAAGACCCAGTGCTCCGCTTGTCTCTGGTTCAACTACATAAGCACTGTCATTGTGCTCATCTGCCGTAACATCGACTAGTCCGTCTTTTGTAAAGTTGAGATTTGTTATTCTAAACTCTTTGGCAGTATAGCCAAAACGAGGATAAGTAAGCTCTATGATAGATCCTGCTAATAGTAGAAGACCTCGAGGAGCCATTCTAAATTGTATTTCTAGTCCGTAGCGAGACTCGTCAAGATACTGCTTGATATTAAACCTAGCATTATGATAATTAGTTACACCTGGAAGGCTGAAGGATCCTTTCTTCTGAATGCCTTTGTCTTCCTTAAGATACTCTGAATTAAAGAAAGATACGCTTCTTCCTTCGAATTTATTCTGTGGGTCTACTATAGAAGTTGATACAAAGTTTTTACTATTCTTTAGTCCTTTGTCAGATAATTTAATAGTACCAATTATATCATCATTAGATATTTGCTCCGCTATATTTACAGATGTAGGCTTCTTACCTTTAATAGCTAGCTGGTACTTACCTCCTGAATACCGAAGAATACCATTAAACTGCGATAACATTCTATTAATATTATCAAATAATGGATTAGTAGTATTTACTACTTGATTAGTTTGGTGTCTAGTAACAGCTCTTTGTACTGAATCGTCCCAGCCTACATATCTCCAGTATTTAACATCGTCTGAGTCATATAAGCTATAACCTGATGCATCATAATTTTCACTAGAAGGAGACCATGCTTTAACTATGGGGTTACCATTTGCAGATACTAAAGAAGTATCAACATTTGCAGTAGTTGAGTCAGTCACCTTTTTAATTGTTACGGTAACTGCACTTGTACCTGAAGTACCAGTTGGTTTTGTACTAATTGTACCTGCCGAACTATTTTTGTTATAAGCTACGCCTTTGTACCAGTATAGTTCTCCTGCTGCAAAAGTTTTCCAATCATTCCATTTATTACCTAATTTACCAATACAGTCCTCAAAAGTAACTTCTTTATAGCTTCCTCGAGCTACTACAGATGATACGGTACCTTGCCATTGAAGAACACCTGTAGCAGGGTATCTCCACTTCTGACCCTCGGCAATTGAAGTAGCTGAAGGCAGCACTATACTTACAGCGGATCTAGAGTCACAGTCTTCTGCTGATGCTATCCAAGCAGGTAAATCAATATCATTATCAATATCAAGCCCTTTTCCATAGCGATCATTAGTCATATAGTCTAGTAGTTGCATAGCAGGATTAATAGTTACACGTTTGTCTCCTATAGATCCTATAACATACTTAGTGGAGGTATTCGGTATATTTGAATAGTCCCAGACAGCATCTACAGTAGCTGTTCTAGTAGCTCCATCATATCCTGTGATTTTCCGAACTTGAGTATATACTAAAGCTCCAGATATATCTGTAACTGTAATAGTATTACCTACATAATATCCATTTGTCGAGCTAGCACCACTTGCAAGAATAATACCGTCTTTAACATAGAGCCTGTCTCCGGCAGTTACCGTATCAGCGAGCCCTGCTACGTTATCAATTACAGAAGCAGAAGCAGGAGTATAGTCTCTAAAAGTACTTGCAAAGTCTTCTCCAAACTCCCCTATATAAGGAGAAAGTCCAAGGTCTTCTTGTGCAAGAAGCCAAGCGAGTCCTGCACTAGGTGTGTTTATTGTTACTTTTCTACCTGCTGCAGTACCTGCGGTAGTAGAAGCTATAGTAACATAGGCTTCTGCTGGAACTGTTCCTGAGTTTTCTACATGGTCCCATGTCTGCATGTGCCACTCACTACTCCCGCTTTTCATATAAAAAGCAGTTATATTACCTAAAGCAGGAGGTACAGACCATCTAAATCTATGATCAGCTACACCATCAGAATCAAACGTTGACCATTTATCAATAATCTGTACTGTTCCACCGATAGCAACGTCATTGTCTGTTCTATGTAGAGTAACATCGGCTCCAAGAACAAAAACACTTGGTAACGCATTTCCTGCACCCGCGCCTGTTCCAGTAGCTCTATAACTACCATCATAGTTATAACACTCGGGATCTCTTCCACGTACAATGAATTTTAAATCCGGTAAACTTGTCTCACCTTCTGCAATTGTATACTTACCTACACAATAAGCAGTATCTAATAGTTTATGATTTGCACCCCAATAGGTGGATCTACCCGTATAGTAGTCGTTCTGTAACTTAAAGTTATTAGCAGAAGCTAGGTTCACTAAAGTATTGTCTGCTTTTTGATAGGGCTTACCCTGATAGAAAGAGAAAGACGCAGATAGAGGCGAAGTAATCGTATGAGTACCTCCATGAAGTATACCTGTAGCTAAGCCGGAGGCAGGGTTGTTAGTACCTGTGCCTATTGTTTGATACTGAGTACCGTAGTAGTATGCATATTCTCCATAACGTTCATTATAATCATATTGTCTTTGCCTTGTACCAGCTCCCGCTCTTGCGCTATAGTGAGACATAGTGTCTCCGCGATCAGCTCTGCCGTAACATGCTACTTCTACACTTTCGCTGTCATAGTTTGCTCCAGCTGTGTTACGCAAATCAAAATCAGGTAGATCAGTACAAATAGTGCTATTGTCTTCTATATGTATATCTAGAATACCTGCAATTTTACCTTCGCATAGTGCGTCAACTCTGTAAATTTCTGCAGACGTATCTTTATGAGTGTCTACAAATATAGGAAAAGAGTCAATTTTACGGACGCCGTAAACTACAGGGAGCATCTTAGCTTGAATATTAAACTGTAGGTCAGTTGTTCGAGGAACTATTGTTTCTACCTCTCGTAGGCGTTTACCTCCAAACCAACCACCGTTTATGTCTACTTGCTTGTAGCTTATCTCTGTGGTGTTATACGTTGCCATCAAATTCAAAGCGGTATTAGCGTGTAAAAATCCTAAATCTGTAGCATATTCTGGACGAATAACAGCACTTAAATCAGGGGTTCCCGCTGCTTGCAAGGCACGATGAGTTGCATCGTCTGTCAACCGCCCTTGTACGCGTATAAAGTCTCCCCAGTGACTAGCAAGTTTCCACGTTATAGTAGAAGAATCTAGTTTTTCACTGATATCAGCGGAACCAATGATGCCTTTAAAATATATATAAGGCTCGCCTATAATGGCTCTCGTATCTGGATTAATATGTACTCTATAGATTAGTACATCTCTATTAATATAACTAGTATAAGACGTTGATGTTTTATCCGTAATAAGAGAGTTTATCTCTTCAGAGGCAGAAGAGATAACATAAGTTTGTAAAGAAGAGTTAGAAGTAATAGAATCAATTTCTGTGAAAGCTACTATTTTTCCTTCTCCGCTAAAAGTATCTATTCGTAAGTATTTGTTATTATTACTGTTTCCAGCACCTGTTAAAAGTACTTTGTCACCTTCTCTAAACCCTGCAGAAGCTAGATCAACATTAGTAGTCATATGAGTACTAGTAAAACTTGCACTAATATTCTCGCTAGTACCTAAAGTCGAGGAGTCAAGTGTTAAACTTAGATTAGATGCCTTGGCCTGTATACTTTCATTAATTACCCCTAGTTTCAGAACTTTATTTGCACGATAAAGCTGAGGGCCTATAGCTACCCCGCTTACGGTTTTTCCACCATCGTCAAAGCTAATATCATACTGTGCATCACTAATATAAGTAAAGTCAGTAGCCAACCCTTGAACCTTGCCGCCATACTGAGCAACACTTTGAGGTCTTTCAAATTTTACAAGATGTGCAACTATAAAAGGCTCATAGTCCATCAAGGAGTTTACAAGGTTAGTTTGGTTTGTTGAATTTGTGCTAAGTGTTCTTATTGTCATTATGCTTGGACCTCTTCTAGCTTCAAAGAGAAGCTATATAAATTATTTGTGTTTAGTTCATATTCAGTTGCATCGCCTGCCATGGTTACACGGAATAAGGGGTTGTTAAAGTTTATATTCTTATTTGCAGCTACAGCTCTTTGTAGAGGCGGGTTAAAATGTATCAACAAAGCAGTACTTGCAATAGCTGGTGCGCCGGTTAAGCTTTCGTCTGTCTTTTCAACTCGAGTTACTTGGTAAGCTTTTTTATGGTTACTATTCGTATCGTCCGTTATAGTAAAAATATCGCCCGGCTTTACAACACCGTTTGATGAAGAGTACGAGCTATGGCTAATTAATAAATTAGTTGTACCAGCTGCTCCTGTAGCTGAGTTTGTAAAAGTATTGCTAGCAACAAAGGTAGCGAAAGTACTATCTTGTGGGGCTTTATACTGAGGAAGAGACACAAAGAAAGGCGTCATAGACCCTCTCTTCTGTACCAAGAAAGCATTAATGCGTTCAAAGTCATCACGAAGCATAGGGTTGTAGCCTATTGATATTTTCCATTGATGACCAGAAAGCTCTCTGCTTACTAGTCTTCCTGAATTAGTACGAGAATTTAGAATTTTATGCTCCGAAGTTAGAGACACAGAAGAGTAGCCCAACCCCGCAGTTGTTTGATTTACACCGCCCTGACCAGCGTTTCCAATAGGATTATTAGGGTCAGGTAGTATGTTACTATAAGTAGTAAAGTCAGTCATTAGTAAGTCTTCTCCTGAACGGCTTCAAGGAAGAATTCTCCATGCTCGTTCGCTGCCTCTCGTATCATTTTAATTATGTTACCCTTTTGATTTATTAGTAATTCTTCGACACCTTGCGAGTCTACGGCACTGATGGCGAAGTTTATATGTGTAGGAGCATTATTCATATTAGCCGTTTCACCTGCTGGTGCGATTCTTCCGGCACGATCAGGAATAAACATTTCCGGCCCCTGCTCTCCTACCATAAAGCCTGCAGTTTCTCCTCCAGAAGCTCTATACTTAGCACCTGTAAAGGCGGGCCTAAAGTTTGTCATACTAGAGCCTGTACCTTGCTCTCCTCTCATGTAAGCCTGCTCACCTCCAGCATTGTTACCCCTTGCTAGATCAACAGAGGCGCTTCGAGATCCTACCGCAACTTGAGAAGGCATTGAAGCCGAAGGTGCTGAAGAACTTCCTCCTTTATAACTAGTACTAGCAATAGTAGCTAACTGAATAGCTCCCATGATACCTGTGGCAACAGCCATTCCAATATCACCTTTAGACATAAACTCCATAATACCGGCAGCCGTATTCATAACTGTTTGAGCCATTTTTACTTTTTTGTCTGTTTCAAAAGCCTTCTTTTTCATAGCCTCTTTTTTAGCTTCAAGCTTTTTAATCTTTGCAACACTGGCGGCAGAGTTTCCGTCTCTTTTTTGCTCGGCCGCGATTTCAGCATCTACACCAGAGATACGGTCTGCACTAGATTGAGCTAGCATTCCTCCGATTGCACCGAGAGTTGCGGAAGCTGCTTCCATAGCTGCTGCCATACTCATTTCTCCATCTTTCCCCATGGTTTTGAAAGCATTGCTCCAAGCATCAGTAATTGCAACAGCCCCTTGTGCTACTGAAGATATAAGAGCTCCTTCAGGTCCCATAAGATCCATCATCGGCTGCATAGCATTTACTGCGGAAGCTACTTTATCTCCCATAGTGTCTATCTCAGTGCCGGCGTTAAAAGCGCCTCCCTCTCCCGTAGCGGCGTTTATTCGTTCTAGCATTGTTCCACTATTACTTCTGCTATCGTTTAGAGCGGTTCTTTGAGCTTGCAGACCTTCTGTAGTTAAATCATCTGTTGCGCCAGTTGCTTGCTTACCAATTAAATCTGAGGCCATATCCTTACCTTGGCTGTAAAGAGTTGCAATTTCTGTAAATACTGCTAACTCATCTGCTGTTGCACCCGCTCTTGATGCTTTTATTTTCTCTAAACGTAGCTGAGCATCTAGTAGATTATACTCAATATCAAGAGTGGCTAACCTAGCTGACTTCTCGTCTGCTATCATTTTTTCACGTTTTGGCTTCATATCGTTAAAAAACTTTAATTCGGACTGAGCAGTAATATCTTTACCTGTGGTAGCGGCGTCCCTAAGTAGGGCATTCTTAGCCATTTTTTGGTCTATAGCAAAAATAGCTTTCTTATCCGCAAAAGTACCTTTAACAATATCATTCAGTCTTTTAGCTTGGTTAGCAGAAGCAAGATCTATGTTGGCTTGCTTTTCTCCTTTTATTAGTCTTTCTGCTAAGATTGCATTTGTTTCTGCGTTTAGTACTTTGATTCTTTCGGAGTTTTCTGCGGTTGTTCCAAGAAGTGTGTAATTTTCTAGCTCTGCAGTAATAGCTTTTTGTTTAATATCAAGAATCGACTCTCCTAGTTCCAAGGCTCTCTGCATTACTATAGGGTTCTTAGCTGATATAGAGTTTAATTTCTTTTGGGCAATGCCTTGCTTTTTAACTGTTGCTGCAGTTGTAATGATGATATCTCTATTTTTAGCTAACTTCTTGCTAAGGACATTAATAGTTCCTGCATCGCTTATCGCCATAGGCACGTTTAGTATTTTTCTAGTTCTATCTACAGTTTCCTGAAGGCCTTCTGCATTGTCTTTAAATGCTTGAAACCCTACTCCACCTGCCTTACCTGCTTGCATAAATTCATTTGCTAACTTTTGAGAAGAGTCAATAACTGCATCAAAAGGAGAAGATACCTTACTTGCTAGTTTATTTACATCAGATTGAAAGTCCCCCATTGCAGTTTTTGCAGACTCAATAGAAGCTAGAGCAGAAGCGTCCTGGCCTATAATAAGATCTAAGGCGTCTGAAAATGCTTGTCCGGTTTCTATAGTTTCTGATCCAACATCCGCCAAGAGCTTCTCTAGTCCTACTAACTTGCTTCCCATCTTTTCTAATAAAGTAGGGCTACTTTTAATATTGTCAATAGCGGTTTGTGTAATTATTTCAGCAGCATCTTTGTCTATAGCATTTAAACCAGCTCGTAGTTCTAAAACCTTATCTTTAGTCTTTTGGAGAGTCTGCTGTAGAGGTATAAGGCCCACTAGTGCAAATTGGCTAGTAGATTTGTTTGCTTTTTCTGTTGCTTCTGCTAGTTCTTTTTGTTGGCGCGTTACATCACGTTGAGTCTCTATTAAGGTTTCTAGTCGGGCGCTTTTTACAGCTGCACCGTATCGAGCATACCCATCTTTAATCTGGTTTAGTACTCCTACCTGTACTTTAAGAGTTGATACAAAGTTTTCTGCGGCTGTGTTATCTCCCTCTAGAGTTTCTTTGAGTTGCTCACCTATTCGTCCAAAACTTTCGAAAGACTCTGTTATAGCGTTTATTTCTTTTGTAAGTTCATCTTTTCCTCCAAACAGCCCTTTAAACATAGGATATAATAAAGACCCAAAAAACAAAACCTGTCCAATACCTGGTATAGCATTTAAAAAAGCTCGTCCGAGTAAAGATACTGCGTTTTTTGCAAGAGTAGCTCCAGCAGCTAACTTGCCTAAGTTGCCTGCGACTTTTAGGACGTGTTTAGCGCCTTTACCAATACTTGCTAAAGCAATTCCGAAGCCTTTAAACGCTCCTGCACCTGACATCATAGAAAGAGCTGCTGCTTGACCACTAGCTAGTCTACTAGTTGTAATTGCTCTTTCTGCGGCTACGCTAGTTAAGCCTCGCGCTGTTTCTAACTTTTGTAGGGCAAGTACCTGAGCATGCAGTTGTTGTACACTTAATAACTCTGCTTGTTTAGCAGCTAGTATTTCAGGAGCTGCAGTTTTGATAGCTATGGAACGTAATTTTTCTGACTTAGCAATATTACGTAAAACAGCATTTAACTCCTTACCTCGAACAGACCCTTTTAATAGTTCTTTCTCTAAGGCTTTGACACTTGGGGGTGCAAACTGAAGCTTAGTAATTTTAGCAGCAGCCTCTGTAAAAGCACTGGTTCCTTTAATTGCTGCTATTTTCATTTCTTTCGACATAATAGAAGCAACTTTTCGTTGACGTACAATTACCCCATCTAAGGCAGGTAAAACAGTACTAAGAATAGTTGATCCAAAGAGAAGCATAGCACCTGCTAGTGCTGTCGGAGTGGATGCTAAAAAGTTTATTAAAGGGCCTAGCACGTTATTAACAATAATTAAACCTTGCTTGGTAAGATCTGCAAAAGCGGCAGCAAGCTGGTCATATGAGTTTGGTTCAATAGCTTCTGCTATATCTCCAAACTTTTTCACGCCTTGCTCAATAGTAGCGTTAAGAAAAGCTTGTCGTCTTTCAAACTGAGTAAGCTGGTCATCGCTTTTACCAATGCTTGCTGCGTATGTACGAACAGCATCATCAAGACGTACCATAATACCTAATTCATCTAAAATTTCAGGCTCTAGTTTGGCTGTACCTTTTACCAGTCGAGTAAGGGCATCTTCCATATCTCTGCCAAGAGCTTGAGAAGCGCCTTTTGCAACTTTAGTTAATGCTGCTAACTGAGTCGAAGAAAATCCGGAGCTAACGGCCAAAGCTGTAGAACTCATCGCGGCCTCCATTGAGACTGCAGCACCTGTAATATCACGAATTTGGTTAGCTACATAAGGCAGGTTAGCACCTGCTGCGTTACCTACTCTTATCAAACCTTGCTCTAGTTGTTCAAAGGCAGAAGCTCGACGTAGTGCTCCAAAAGCAGCAGTAAGTGCAAAAATGTTTGCTGCTAATACTGCGTACGCAGGAACGAGACCACTGGTAATACCCGTGGTCATCTTCGAAAAGGCTTTTGTGGAGTTTGATGTAGCGCCAGCTACACCTTTGTTTTGTTTTGTTTGCCCAGCGGCAGACTTTTTAGCTTTATCAGTAGCTATGGAGAGTTTTTCGGTAGACTTTGCTGCTTTCTCGGCATTACTGCTCAGTAACTGAAGATCGCCATTATCATTAATTTTTACCGTCAGGGTTACTGTATTAGACAATTTATTTTCTCTTTAGCTTATCATACTGCCTCTTCAAGTCTTCCGAGGATTTTTTGATAGCTCTTGAGTCTAGCCAAGAAAGTATTTCTAGGAAAAACTCTATATCTTCAATGCGATATACTTCTATATAGTATTGCACATTAGCGTAATCTTTGCCTACATATCCAATTTCTGGAAAAACTCTATCCCCTAATTGGTTAAACGTATTTATTGCGTCTCGTATTATTTCAGGAAAATCCTCCCAATCGGGAGGAATCTCATTACTTTTTGGCTCTTGCTCTAACTGTTCACACATATCAAGATACTTGTTACGTGTCATTCCAGTATCAAGATTCTTGTACATCCTCTCCAGTCTTTCTAGTGACTGGCTCTTCTGGCTTTGCACGAAAGTTATCTAAATCAAAGACTACCTCATTGAGCCATGTATCGAATTCAGTTGAAGAGGATACTAAAGTTTCAGCGTTTTCTATATTATACTCTAGCTCTTTTGACAAGTCTTGCCCTTTAGTGTCAATAAGTAACAATGCTGATAAGTTTTCGAGTGTTAAACCTTTCCAGTTTTTAACAGTAGCTAAAGTAAACTCTATTACGAACTTATCTTCATCTAAGCTTTCTGTTACTGCTCTTGTCTTTCTATCAAACTTTTGTCCGGTGCAACGTTTTCTTAAGCCATTTAATTCTTTTCTTGATAAGTTTGCTACTTCAACAGAAAATCCAGGGAGACCTGGAAAGTCTACCCATACTGCTTTGGTGTCTACCATTAAGTTTTTTAAATCCATCATTTTTCCTTTTTTACTGTGTTATGTAAGTGAATACGTCTCCAAGAGACGTAGGGTTTTGAACCATTCTCCAATCTGTACTTTTAGTAAAGACTGAGCCTGTTGTTATTCGAGTAGTTGTTGTAACATTATTAGTGTTCAAGTCAATACCTCTAAATAATCCGCCTATGTTAGTACCTGCTTTAATCCTGAGACTTTGGCCGGTGGCATAGCTTTGTGCCGCCGATTCAGTACTATCATTTAAATATCTTGTTATGTTTCCAGCCAGTATTTTACCTTTTAAGTTGTACTGAAGAGGGTAATTTGTTCCTTCAGGATTTAGTACTAACTTATAAGGTATCCACTCTATTTCATTCTGTAATTCCATAGACACACTCACTAAGTGGTCATGTATTTGTGTAGAGCCTAACTGTATAAATAGATCAGAAGCTAGATTGTATGTACGAGAAGACGCGGCAGTTCTCAATACCATACTCGATGGCAAAGATTGTCCGGTTAGGAGCTTGGATGCTTCACCAGATATGCTCAAACTCAGAGGTCGCAATCTCTCGATATTGATCGTCCCATTTGTTATAACGCAATTCTGTAACTTAAATACATCGCTAGCTGTTGTGACATAAAGGTCAAAAGATTCTACATCTAATAACCTATTAAAAAGTATCTCTAAATCATCTTCGATAAGTAGATTAACTGTCATCTCGAAGTTTGCAGGATTTGCCGTATTAATAACAGATCCTTCAAATAGATTATTCTGGTTGTGCAGAGTTCTTACAGTACGAGTCTCTTCTGTAAAGGTTTGACTGAAGCTTACAGAACTCATATCTAGTTGGAGCTTAGTGCTTCCGTAGACTATATAAGCCTTTGCTTCCTTTAAAAAACTGTAATTTGCCATATATTATCCCAGATATAGTGAGGGGCTCCGAAAAGCCCCTACTTTTTATACTACATATTATATGTTAATCGACCAAAATTGTCAAGAACTTTTTTTGGTCTGGTAACGATTTTACTGCTTCGGATAGTATATAACAGTAGCTTCGTTAGTTCCATCAATAGTAGACGGTAATGCGTTGAACGCAGTCTCAACCGAGATTACATCTTCAATAGAGTGAGTTGGAATCTCTAAGTGACAAGTAGGCATATTAACTTCTAAACGAGGCTGTCCTGCTGTTATACCACCAATCTTAAAGACAAGACCGAAGGAGTTAGTTACCACGCTAGTGATAGACTTCAAATCTTCCCAAAGATCTGCAGAATGGTTAGTTGCAGTAGTGTCCTTGCTCAAGTAGCAGGTCATAGAACCTGAGACTGAACGAGTTCCTGTAACGTGGCCAATTGGAATATTTACAAGACCAATTTCTTCTGGAGTAATAAAGGTAAGGTTGTTACTCATAGTAATATTACCACCAGTAAGAGTAATAGAGTAGTTCGCCTCTAGTTCGTTGACTCCATCAGAATCAGGATCACGAGTAGTAGGTGTTACAGTAAGCTGAGTTAAACGGTTACGAATAAAGTTAGTTGTCTGCGAAGCACCTTCATAAACAGCGCCGGTATTAGTAATAACACCTGAACCCGGTACAGCGGTAACTACACTTAAACGATGTGAGTCATTCGTATCCAACCAGACATCTCCAACTGCTACAGTGGTGCTATCTGCAGTAGTTGCATCAAATGCAGGGTGCGCAGATGCTCCAGAAGCAGTAATAGTGCTACCAGTCATGTCAACGATTTCTGAGGACATACCTGACCAGTTAATTGTTGCAATACCATCAATATCGAAATCAAGACTAGCTTCGTTAACTA